CCAAGCATCACGACCGATGATCTCCAGGCTCGATATGAGTCCGGATCGTGGTCGTGACCTAACACTATCCACTCTCAAACCGGAGTTACCCATGGAACAGAAAGACATCGACGCCTTGAAGGCATCCGCGCTGGCCGCTGCCAAGGGAGGCAAGGCTGTAGACCCGACTGCCGTACTGGCGTTGATCGCCACGCATGCCGTCATGGTCAACAGCGAGGCATTCTGGGGTGTACGCGGCCCGCAGTTGATCGGCGAGCTCAATGCCCTGCGCCAGGTCGAGCCGACCGCTCGCGCCATGCTGGCACACGGCCAGATCCTGGCTGGCGTGCATGCCCGCGCCAGCACGACGCTCGCTGCGCTGGATGACCTGCGGAAGAACGGCAACGGCGCAACCCTCACGCCTGCACCTACCGCGTAATGGATGCTGTGCTCGATGAGGAGCTAGAGATTGGATTCTCCGTCGCCGAGACGGAGGGTCCTGATTCGCCCGGCATCATCGCTACCCGGCTGATGGATCTGCCCGAGCACAAGCACCTCAAAGAGCACGAGATCCGCATCGAGTACCTGTTTCGCCATGACGTGAAGATGTCAGGCGGCAAGATGGTACTGGGCTCAGTGCACCAGCCGTCATGCCAGGGCGCGATGCGGCCATTGTTCGAGTGGATGATCGAGCGGCTGTTCGGCTACCTGCCTGACTACCTGATGATCCTGGACCGTGATTTCTGGTCCAGCGTCACCGCCCAGACGCGCGAGGCGCTGGTGCATCACGAGCTGATGCACATCCGCCAGAAGCTGGACGAATACGGTGAGCCGCGCTTCAACAACCAGACCGGCGAGCCGATCTATCACCTCGTCGCACACGATATCGAGGAGTTCAACGAGACGGCCAAGCGTTACGGCGCATGGTCTCCGGCGATCTCCGATTTCATGGAGGCATGCAAGTGAAAATCTTTGACCTGGTCGACATCGATCCGGGCACCTACAACGACCAGACCCGCATGGCTGGACTGTATGCGTCGGCATGGAATGAAGGCTACACGTGGGCACGCTGCGGCAATTCGCGCGCATGTCCGGCATTCCGCGATCCGGCTATGGCTGAGCAGTGGCTCGACGGCTATGACTGCGCGGCCGAGCTGCGCACGATCAAGGTCGACCAGACCGTATCGGCCGATGCTGTCACGTGCTGAGCAAGATTCCCGGCCAGACCAATGGCCTCACCGGCATCACTTGCGAGCTGCTGCGCGATGAGGGTATTGCGGCCCGGCTGTTCGGCCTCGAACGTGAGCCGCCATTCTGTGATGAGCGCCTACGCACGGAGTGGCTGATTGGATACGACGGCGCGCAACTACCCACAACAGAGAGCAACCCATGCAAATGACACCCGAGCAAAAGGTTAAATGGTTGGTGCTGATCCGCGTCGATGACTTTTCCGACATCACGTTGCCCGAGATCACGGCAGACAACGTCGACGCAGTCTATTCCGAGTTTGAGGATGGCGACGATAGCGACAACATGCAGGACGCTCGCGCCGAAGTGCGCGGCGGCGAGGAAGAAACAGGGCTGTCGTGCGAGTCCTCGCGCCACTACGAATCCAAGGCCGTCGCGGCCAAGTGCCCCGATGGCACGTGGGTTGGCTGGACGTACTGGTACGGCGGAGGCAAGCACGGCGAGCCGGAATCGGTCGACTGGATGGATAGCGCCTATGACCTGATCATGACCCCCGAAGAGGTGACCATCATCAAGATGACGTTCACCAAGCCGGCGGTGGTCTCATGATCAAGCCAGCCATCGGTCGCAAGGTCTGGTTCATGCCGAGCGATGAAGACAAAGCCGGCAGTTTCGGCATGACTCAACACTGCGGCGACCCACTGGATGCGACGATCATCGCGGTCATCACTGCCAGGCACGTGAACCTCCAGGTGCACGACCACGAGGGCGAGGGCTTCATCGTCAAGGACGCCCTCCTTATCCAGGAGGGTGAAACGCTGCCCGATCCGACCGAGGATGGGCACGGCTATGCCTACTGGATGCCGTATCAGGTCAGCCAGGCCGCCGCACCCGTCCGCACGCTGGAGCTGCAGCCTTTGGACATGCCTGGTGGCACCGTCATGGATCTGCGCGACGGATGCGGCGATGTTCACTTCACCGGCCATCTGACGATGACAACCCCGGCGACCGAGGCTGGCAGGCAGGCCGGTCTGGTCAGAGACTGACTCGCTATCAGGTGACGGGCCGCATAACAGCGCGGCTCGTCACCAACTCAATGCCAATAGGGCGCAATTTAGATCATGGCAAGAAAGATCCTGACCGATGAGCAGGTCCTCGACATCCGCACCAAGCACGAGTTCGATGGTGTGACCAGAACCGAGCTTCTCGCCATGTATCCAGACGTCAGCTACGAGTACATGCGCTGCATCATGGAATACACCACGCGCGGTAAGCTGATCCCTAAGTCGCCACGCAAGTGAGAGTGATAGTGAAAATCGTGACAGTAGGATGAGATCACGATAGTGACTACCACGGATAGGCAGGATGAGCGGCAAGCCGCGCGAGGACCAAAAACCAGCAGTGATGCTGGCGATCAATGAGCATCTGAATCTGCACGGCCCCAAGAACTGGGGTCCATGCCAGGCTCGATTCCCAGACGTATCGGCCGCCACATTCTGGCGCTGGGTGAAGGAAGCCAAGGCTACCGTCGAGACGGCTGCCGGCAAGCACGGCAATGCCGCCCTCGCGCTCAAGCAAAAGCAGATTCGCTCCCAGGTCGAGCTCAAGCCCGATCGCGTTGCGCGAGAGATCAAGTCTCAGCTACCTGCCGCACCATCCCCGGCGGTAATCGCTGGTGGCAATCCAGCGCTGATGCGTGAGACGTTCAACTTCATGGCGTTCTTCGGCGAGATCGTCGAGGACTCAAATCTGCTGCGCGAGTCGACCATCATCCGCAACGATGATGGCACGGTGAAGCTGCGCAACCCGATGATGATGGACAAGTCGCTTCAGCGGCGTCTAAGCATCATCGAGACCTACCTGCACTCGATCGAGACGCTCTACAACGTCGAGCGCATGCGCGAGCTTTACAACCTGATCATTGAGGAAGTTGGCAAGGTCAGCCCTGACCTGCAGCGCGTGATCCTTGTGCGCCTGCGCGAACTCAACAACAAGCGCGGCCTGACCATGTCGGCAGATCTGCGCTGATGGCTTTCGGTCGCAAGAAAAAGGAGATGTTCGACCCCTATGCGTTTCTAGATGGGGTGATCGATGAGATCGAGTCGAACAACGGCCTGCGCATCGAGAAAAAGCTGATCGATTCGGGCACGACGTTCCGGCAGTGGTGCGAGCAGCTCGGCAAGGATGGGCTCAAGGTCGATGGCAAGCCGTTCAAGCTGGATGATCGCCCGACCATGGCGTGGATATATGACCAAGTCCCGAGCACCGAGGAGGACGCATACCGCCTGGTCCTGGTGCTGATGAAGTGCGCACAGGTCGGATTCACGGTTATGGAGATGCTCGCTACCATCTACCTTGGCCTGCGGTTCGGCCCGGCCACGGTCGGCATGTTCCTGCCCGACATGAACCTGTCTCGTTTGAAGTCCACCGAGCGCTTTATGCCTATCGTGCGCAGTGTGCCGCCGGTGCATGCGCTGATGACGGAGGATGCGGAGGACGGCAGTGGTCGAAAGGGCGGCGAGGGCAACGTCGACCGTCGCCGCATCGATAACGCGCTTTTCATCTTCTCCTGGACATCCGGCCGCGCTACGACCGAGTCCGTCCCCATGGACGTCCTGAGCTTCGACGAAGTGCAGGAGATGACCCTTGAGCAGATGGAAAAGACCCAGGAACGTCTATCGGCGTCTGACATCCGCTTCACACTGATGGGGTCGACGGCCAACTGGCCGGATGCCGATATCCATCATTGGTACAAGCGCGGATCTCAGCATCAGTTCCACACGCGCTGCGCGGAGTGCGGCTCGATGAAGCCGCTCGATGAGTATTTCCCCGAGTGCATCAAGTGGGATGCTGACCTTGGCGTGTTCCGGTACGTCTGCCCAAATGGTCACTGGATTCTCGATACCCAGTGGGGCGAGTGGATCGCGGACAACCCGGACGCGGACAAGCCGATCGATCAGCGCATCCCAAAGCGCGACAGGCCGATGCGCATCCGCTCGATCCACTACCCGCAGTTCCTATCGCCGACCATCTCGGCGGGCGAGATCATGGACTCGTACAACAGCGCCACGGACATGAAGAATTTCTTCAACCGTAAGCGCGGCAAGCCATACCTTGACCCGTCGCAGGTACCGGTGACGCTGGAGCACATGGCTCAGTGCGTGGAGGCCGGTCGTATCGAGGGCATCACGTGGAAGTCCCGCGCGCGCGGCGCTTACATGGGCATCGATCAGATGGGCAACTTCAACGTACACGTGATCAAGGAACGGCTTCCTGATGGTCGCCAGGCCGTGATCCACCTTGAGGAGACCTACAGTGCGGACCCGTTCCTGCGGTCGTCCGAGTTGATGGATCTGTACGGTATCGCGGTCTGCGTGGTCGAGATCAACCCGAACTACAACGACGCCAAGAAGTTCGCCAACCGTCACCCGGGCCGGGTGTTCATCTGCAACAGCTTCGGCACGATGGAGGAGGGCATGATCCAGTGGGGCGACGCGCCCAAGTTGGACCCGAGCGATCGGCGCACGACCGAGGAGGGCCGCGACCGCTACACGCTAAAGATGGACCAGTTCAAGTGCATGCAGGTCAGCATGGCGCGCCTCACGACGCAGACGTGCTTGTTCCCCGACCCGCAGGGCCTGACGCAAGAGATCACCGAGAAGGGCAAGACCCAGATTCTGCCGGTGGCGCCTCGCGCGTTCTTTCACTTCACAAAGACGGCGCTGGTGTCGGAGAAAAACGACGAGACCAACAAGTTCCGTCGATCAGTCAAAAAGATCGGTATCGATCCCCACTTCTCGTACGCCAATGCGCTATGCGACGTCGCGTATGCGCGCTCACATGGAACGAGCAGCTTCATTCTTCCCAGTCCATCAAACATCCGCCAGGATCACGCCAAGGATGTAACGGAGCGACTCGCCACCATCGGCGTACCTGAGAGGGTGGCTCAGATGGTGGCGGCGCTGCCTAGGGGCGAGGTGTGCGGTCGATGCACGGCGTTTTTGGAGGTTAGTGGCAGCGAAATGGGCATGTGCGGCGAGCGCGGCCTCAAGGTCAAGGCCACGTCGCAGGGGTGCGCGTTGTTTGTGTCGTCGGATCTGGATTAGTTCGCGGCGCCCGCAAAGACAGGGACGATGTTAACGTCCAGCGTATAAAGCGAGTTCGCGTCACCGTGCTTGCGTACCTCGATCACCTGACCGCGATCGATTGACTCAGACTCTCGATAGACGCGAGTGCCTTTACTCATCCCGTAGCACTCATTCTGATCGGCGTAGTTTTGGTATGCCGCCATGTCGCCGTCATGCGCTAGCTGCAGCAAGTGCTCAGCATCAGAGATATGGACGCACGCGACGTCGTCTTTCTGAAACTGCCAGTCGACAACGATCGGCGCTGCATGAGCTACCTGATCCGCCGGCGCGGATGACGCATCCGTACTAGATGGCGCCTCATTTGCTGCGCGTGCGACGCCCTGAAAGGCGAAGATCATCGCGGCGACGAGTGCTGAAAAGGCAGCGATTACGAGGATTGATGCCGGTCCTTTCATGGTGTTTTCCCTTTGGCGCGTGAGCGTGCCTGTATGTATGCCGTTGTCATGTTTGATCAATTACACCACCGCAATAGGTCGTGACGCAATTATAGGGCCTTAACTCCCTTTCTATCGTCAACCAACCCGAGAGGCATCCGCAATGGCAACAACTCCCGCATCGACCGCAACAAATGCCGCCGTCGCCGTTGGCGAAGGTATCGCCTCGGCTGCCGTCTCCGCTGCTGTAACCACTGCCAAGACTGACGCTGTCGCTGACGTCGCCAAGGCCAAGGCCGCCGCTGTCGCCGAGTCCAAGTCGCACCCGTGGGTGTTCGGTGCCGCATTCTTCGCGTCCGGCGCCGCGTTCGCCTTTGAAGTCGTGCACTACCTCCACCTGGTGCTGTAATGCAGGGCACGAGCGACTGCATCACCAAGACCGGCGGTGACCGCGCCATCGGCATCGGAACCCAGGGCGGCTGATGGGTATCGACACGCAAGGCGGCTGATGCTGATCTGCGCCCCAAATGACAAAGGCTCCAATCGGGGCCTTTGTTTTGCTCGGGTGTCACCTGATAACGGATCAGGTCGCGGCACGGACGATGTCGTTGTCCGTCTCGCGCGAAGGGAGCAGGCGCCCGCTGCGGTGCCACCTTTCGGATGGTCCGTTAGGGTACACGCCGAGGCATTCGAACTTGGCGGCACGTCCGCCAACCTCGACAATGGTCACTAACTCACCGCAGCGCGTGACGTACTCGCCCGGCCCGGTGATCACGTTCGGCAGGACCACGAGCGACACGAAATAGGCTTGATTAGACATCATGTGTGCTCCATCACGCGGCTGAGGATAGGCAGGATAACGCCCACGGAAGCAGCCAGGATGACGCCCCATCCAACGATAGCGCCGATGACCTGCCACCATGTTGCGGGCGCGCGCATCGGCGTGTAGCCGCGTGAAACGACGTAGAGTGGTGCGAGGGAAAGGCGCGAAGGGATAGAATTGCCGTCAGCCATGATGGTGTCTCCTACAGGATGCTGTTTTGGTTAGGTCACCGGCCGGCCTGCTCGCCCGCCGGTGACCGCTTCTTACTTGACCGGCTCGATTGCTTCTTTGATGGTCCACACCGAGATGGTCTTGCCCTTCGCGCGCAACTGGACCATGCCTTCATCCGTGTCGATATCCTCGACATAGAAGACCTCGCCCGGGAGTGCCTCTCCGCAAAGGTTGGACTCGTCGGCGAGGAATGCGGCAAGCGCCTGCTTGTCGTCATCCTTTGCGAGCTCGACGACCGTCTGCAGGTTCGCCTGGCTCGCGCACATGACGTAACCGTCAGTGATCTTGACCTGGATGGGCGAGGCGCTGGCGGCAAGGGCGGCAAAGGCGAGTACGAGCGCGGTGGCGATGGTTGAGATTTTCATTTCTGTCTACTTGTGGTGGTCGGGTGGTTACGCGGCGAGCTTGTTGATCAGGCCGGAGTCCTGCGCGGCCTGAATGCCGGTCTCCATCAAGCTGCGGAAGTAGCGGGAGGTGTTGCCGTTCGGATCAGATTCGATGACTGCGAGGATGGTCTCGGGCGAGGTGTCAGCCTTCGCGGCCATTTGCTTCAACGCCATGCACGCGAGGAGGTTTGCGAGGTTCTGCGCGTTCTCGTGAAGCTGGTCCATCGTGATCACCCTTTGGCTTGTGCGTTGCGTTGATCAATTATGAGACATGATCAAATATGATTACAAGCCCTCTGATGCAAATAACCGAAAAAAGACCCGGTCATTGCTGACCGGGTCAATACCCACACACCCACGAGGAGACGCTGACCGCAAGCCTAGCGTCACGATATTCGCGGCCAGTCGTGACGCCAAAATGGACGCATGACCCAGAAAACCGTCCTATTCATGAAGTCCCACGTTGACGCCTACACGCGCTCCGATGGCGTGGTCGTCCAGGCGCACGAGAGCGGCATGCAGGCGACCCGCCTGGCGCCCGCCAAGATCGGCAAGGTGCATTACCTGGTGCACCCGAAAAAGGGCCATCTGCCTGGCAAGAACGTCATGGTTCCGCACCCTGACCAGTCGGGCAAAAAGGTCCTGGGCAAGTACATGGGTCAGCACGACGGCGATTCAGTGATCCATCACGAGAAGCTTGGATCACTGATCACAAAGAATGATCACGTCAGTCCAGCGCACGGCGTACCCGCGCAGGACCCGAGGGCGATGGCGCGAGCGGCTGAGCAGTGGCACGCGGAGAATGACGCGCGCAATGAGGCGCCATGAGCCAGAAAATCGTTCTGTTCATGAAATCCCATGTTGACGCCTACGTGCGGGGCGATGGCGTTGTTGTGCAGGCTCACGAGAGCGGTCGAACGGCAGCACCAGCCACTGCCGAGGGTAAGATCCGGCACGCGGCGAATCAGGGTTTGAAGCAACTGGGAAAACCGGCGCCCATTCACGTCGACCATAGTGGTCGTCGCGTTCACTTCATGGCGCGCATCGACAAGGTTCCATCGCCATCTGAGCAGGTTCGAGGCCAGAAGTCGGTGGTTCATCTTTCGACTGTGAAGCGCGGGCGCCTCATGGCCGGCGATGAGCCTAGCTGGATCATGAATCACCATACGTTGAACGGAAAGGATGAGCTGAAAGACAGCAAGATCCTGCCACATCGAATCAGTGACGATGAGGCAAGGCAGTTTCATGCTGCGCACGGACTGCAGATGCCTGGCGCGTAAATCGCCACATATGCGCCCCAAACGATAAAGGCCCCTTGCGGGGCCTTTGTTTTTCTAGCGTGTCACCTGATACGTAATCAGGTCTTTCGATTGCGATCGCCCTTGTCGACCCAGTTGCACAGCGGCGACCATAGGCGCGTGAGCCTTTCGTCCAGGTAGTCGTTCGCCCACTGCGCGCCTTTGGCGACAGCGAACATCAGGATGTTCGGTGCCGCCAGCACGAACGCGATCGGCAGGACGGGTAGCAGCACGTAATAGCGTGGATTACGCCATGTGCGGTTGAGTCTCTGTTCGCGCTCGCGCTGCCGGCGCTTTGACATTGCCGCCTCCAGGCTCACGACTGCGAAGCCTGCGCGCGGATCGCATGCGTTACGATAGCCCATGTGCCCAAGTCCGTCTTTGCCTTGTCGGTGTCGCCCCCGTTGATCTCCAGGAAGGCCGCATAAGCAGCATCGACCTGCCTATGGGTTGGATGACCGTTTACGGTCTGCGGCGCAAGCTCGCGCACAGCACTCGCCGGCCAGTCGCCACCCATCTTGCGCCACTTCTCACCGTCGAGGACGAGTGCCTGCGCGCTCTTGATGGCCTCATGTGACCCATACACAAAAAGGTCGCCGTCACCACTTCCGACGCCCATCATGGTCTCGAACTTGCCATCCATGGTGATGTGCGCATCGATCATCTCAAGCCATGACTTCATCTCGTCGATGGTGATGGGCGACTTACCCACCGTGCTCTGCTCCATCAAGACTACGTGCCGAGCCAGGCTCTCGCGCATCACCCGCTTTGCTTCAATCGTTAGCATCGTCTTTCTCCGTTGTTGGCTGCGGCGCCACGGCGATCATGGCCTTGTATCGGGTGACCATCGCGGCATCCGTGAAGTGTTCAATGAGGCGGATCTCACCGAGCATCTCGATGGTCGGCTCGATCGGCACCAGCTTGTATCCGTCAGGGACGCGCGCCGCGTCGATCAGCGTGCAGCGGTAGCACCCGCCATGATCATCGGCGGAGTACCGGCCGTTGATGGCGTGCTCATCGCTGCAGGACGTCTTGCAGTGCTCCGGCGCGACCTTGTTGATGTGGTTGAGATCCATCAGGCAGCCGCCTTTGCCTTTTAGCGCGAGTTCAGCGTATCGGCGAACCGCTCGGCCGCGTCGAACGTCATGAACTTCCTCGGGTACTGCGATCCTGGCGGGTGATAGAACTGCAGCTTTTCGCGGTCGATCGGGTAGGTCGTGTACCTCACTACGCTGACTTCCCTTGTCCACTGACCGCCGATCCTGAGCGCGAACCACTCGAACCTGGGCGACAGATCCTCGACCCAGGTGCGGATCGGGAATGCCTTGCGCTGACCGCCAAAGCCGTCGCGCTCCAGGCCGGCGCACACTGCGCGCGCCTCCGACTCGGTCCTATGGGTGTCGTCGGATATGCCGGTGCCGTCCATACCGAGATAGACGTCGAGCGGCCATTGCGCACGTGAGATCCACTTATCCATGGGATGCTACCGGCTTCACCGGCGCCAGGTAGAACTCGCCATCCTCCAGCCCGTGGAACTCGACGTTGAGCAGATCCGCGACGATGCCGGGGACCATGTCCTCATCCATGTCGTCCAGGCACGCGGCGTCCGGCGCACCCATCATCGCGACGCGGAGTGCGCGGTCGATGTCTTCCTCAGTAGCGCACGGGATCACGAGCGGTGGAGCACCGCAGCCCATGGCGATGAAGTACCAGCGCACGGGCGAGGCCATCATCTCGCACACGGCCATATTGAAGCCGGTGTCGAGAGTGGTCTGATACTCCGTGACGCACAGGGCGAGGTCACGCATCATGGGGATTTTCATTTCTGCACCTCGGCCAGCATGGCGTGGAGGCCGAGCATGGCGATGTCGCGGTTGATGTGCTGGCTGCGACTGGCGTCGCATGAGGCGGTGACCTTCGCCTTGTGGGAGATGATCACTCCCATGGGCATGCCAACGTGCATGCCTGGCGCGCGCGGCGGGTAGCTGCCGATGATGATGTGGGCGGGATCGATGGTCGACGTGGCCGCTACGCGCTCGGCGAGCCACGCGTCCATCATGTCGGCTGCGACCGCGAGACCGTCCAGGCGAAGGTTGCCGGCGATCGCCTCGATCTGAGCATTCGAGTAATTCACGCCGTCGCTTCCTTCAACTGCGCGGCGACGTCCTCGACGGACTGATCGGCCACGCGCTGCACTGCGTGGACGGTGTACTCGCCCGGCGGCAGGCGATAGAGCTGCGTGCTGAAATTCATGGCCGGGGCACCCTGCGGGCTCGCGGGCTGCGTGAGCTGGCCGATGGTGACGTCCATGAACATGCCCATGTCGGGCCGCGCATCCCAGCAAGCCTTGAACGCGAGGAACGCGCCAAAGAGCTCGATGTCGGCATAGCCGCCGTCACTGTTCAGGGACAGGTCGGTGGTGACGAAAAAGTCTTCACCATCGGACTCAATGAGCCACTTCTCGAAAGCGGCTTTGATATTGGGGTTCATCATTGGATGTCTCCGGTCGGGGCGCCAATTTGACTGTCACGACCTGCTGAATGGTGCCGACCCGCCGCTAGAGTGTTGAGCGTGACGGCGCTCAGCGGCGGGTCGGCGGAAATGGTTACGGGGTGAACATCTCGTCGAGCGGCATGAATCCGTTCAGCACGTGCCCGCAATCGGGGCAGGTCAGAACGATGTCGAGCTTGAGGCCGTCATCGAGCGATACCGCGTCGATGCTTGAATCCATCGAGCTGTCGCACTTTGGGCAGTTGACGTCGCAGTGGTTCATGGATCAGCCCACCATGTTCACGGAGCGCACGACGTAGCCCGCTTTCGTCGCGATGCGCTCGGCGTGGTTGCGGTTGGCTGCGTCGACGACCACGTAACCTTCGCAGCGTCCTACGCCAACCTCGACGTCATACTGGTGAGCGGCTTTGCTGGGGAAGCGTGCGAGAGTGGTCACGTAGTGGGTCTGAGTGGTCATGGTCTGGTCTCCGAGTTAGGCGTCAGCAAAGCAGGATTCGACCATGCTCATTTCGCGCGAGACCGGCTCGCCCTTGTCGTTCATCTGGATGACGCCGTAGATGTGCTCGCCGACCGTCTCCGACCAGCGGTGACCCATCACCACGAAAGAGCCGTAGTGCTTGCCGTTGACTGCCTGGTGGACTGCGAATTTTGCGGTCGGAATGCTCATATTGGTTTCCCTTCGCAACCAGAATTGGCTGCCGTTGATCAATTATGATCATGATCAAATACGATTGCAACCCCCTACGCGTTGGCCTGCACGATGGCGTTTACGGAGTCGATCAGGGCGGTCGGAACCATGCCGCGAGCTGGCGGGGTGAAGTCGGGGAAGAACTTCTTGCCCTCGGGCCACACTTCCATCAGTTGCTTGTCGGTGCTGATGCCGGCCAGCATCCGCGTAAGCTTGTCTTTCAGTGCCTCGCGGTCCTTTGCAAGCTGCACCTCGGCGCGCGCGATGTCGTCGGCCCGCTTGTAGAATGCGTCGCTCTTGGGGACCTTGATGTTGATGGTGCTGGTGTGCGGAGCGAGGCGCCGCTTCGAGAGCTTCATTTCGCTGCAGGCGGTGTTCGGATCTGCCGCGCGGTAGCTGCTGCGATAGGAGAACCCGTCGTGCTGAATGGTGAAGCTGCCAGTAGTGTGCTGCCACTCTGCAGGCAGCTTCGCGGCGATCTTCTCGGCGTAGTTGTGCTCGCGGTGGTAGATCTCGTCCGCCAGCTTCGTGCGGCTCGCCATGTGCTTTTCCAGGCTCTTGGCGAAGGTAGCCGTAAGGCACCTGTGGACGATCGAGCTGCGCATTTCATTCGTGAGTTTCATGTCGGTCCCTATTGGCGCGAATGTGCGCCCTAAGATGGTCGCGCCACCCTATGGCTGGCGGCGCGACGCGGGTTGTTCCCTGATTGGAGGTCAGGGTTACGGGTGCTGGATGACCAGCGGGAATTGCTGGCGTTCGACGACTTTCGGGAATTGATGGCAGGCGAACGCAAAGGCCGCATCTGGCTCGGTGTGCTTGAATCCGTGGACGTAAAAGCCGGAGTTGCACGCTCCACGCTTGTCGACCGATCTATCCCACCAGTAGAACGCCAGCCAGATGTCGTTGATGCTCGGGCCACCACACGTCCAGAACACGCGGCCGTCGACGACATCCTTGCGCCCGCCGTTGCGGAGTAGTCCGCCATCCATCAGCGGCATATCCCAGGGGCAGCCATCGGGGCGATCCCAGATGACGCACCCGCGCTGGTCGTGCAGGTAATGACCTGCATGGTCCATGCACCCGAAATAAAGAGCGCGCGGCACGGTCACCAATCCCCGCCGCTGCTACCCGAGTCAAACGAGCTGCCCGAGTCGGAGCTTCCAAAGTCGAAGCTGCTGGAGCTGTCGAAGCTGCTGGACGAACTACCCGAGTCGAAGCTGGAGCTGCCGGTGTCAAACGACTGGCTCGGTGCCGGCGAGTCGCGGTAGTAGTGATCACGGCCGCCGCGATCCTCGGCAAGCATCTCGCCAAGCACCAGGCCGGTGAGCATGTCGCCACTGCCGCCGCCCTGCACGACGGTCGTGTGACCTGACGACGGGGCGTAGGTCGGGGATGGGTTGCCGTAGTAGCGCGGCGCCGCACCCATCGACGCGGACTGGCGGATTCCGTCCTCGGTCGAGTGACCCTGCGAGAACCGCCCTATCGACTCATCATGTGCGTATGCACGAGCGCGTGCCATCTCGTCAATGCGCTCATTACGCAGGCGCTCCTCGCTGCGCCGCATGGCACCGCGCACCAGCATGATGATCAGCGCCAGGAGCATCGCAATGATCACGCCGATGGCGAAATACTCCCACCCATTGCTCGCCCGCTGCACGACCACCGGCGCGGGCGCCTGGTGCACCGTCGCGACCTGCTGGTAGGAGTTGAGGAATCCGCTGAGTTTGTTGTACGCGGCGAAGTTGCTGACGAACGTGTGCGCCGGGTCGATGGTGTTCGCCCGGGTGAGCGCGTTGCGCGCCTCGGCGGTGTTGCCCATGCGCACGTCGATCTGCGCGAGGAAGTAGTACGCCTTGGCGTTGCCGGGTTGCTGGTGAACTAGGTCCAGGGTATGAGCACGCGCTGCGCTCCAGTCGCGCGCGGCGACGTCCTGGTCAATCTGCGGGTTGAGGCTCATTGCGATGCTCCAGTGGTTGGGCCGTCAATTTGAATGACGGTGAGGTTGCCGGTCTTGTAGGCACCGGTGTCGATGTAGAGGATGTTTTGAAGCGTGGTCGGTGTATCCACGATGGAGTGGCCGACGATTAGTCGATGCAGGTCGTTGATCGGTTCCGGCATGGTGCGGTCTTCATCGAATGCATCAATGATCTTGCGCGACCATAGGCATTTCTCGATCAGCTCGCGCTTTTTGTTGTTCGAGGTGGCGGACTCGAAATCGGCGATGAACTGGCCCCACGAGTTACCCTGGATCTCTGCATGCACAATGCCCACGCGGCCATGCGAGGTGTCGATCTCGATGGCGTAGGGGAGGGTGGCGAACACCTGGGCGATCGCGTGCCGCTGCTCATCCGTCAGCTTGAGGAACCATAGGCCGCCATTCTTGAGGTAGTGCTCTGCGTCGTGCCTGCCGGCGGCCACGCCCATCGCGATCATTTCGTGATTTCCCGGCACCGAGTGGAACCATGGCCTGCCGATCCACTCGACGGACTCGACAGAGAACGGCCCGCGATCAACCAGATCGCCAACGGCAAACAGGCGGTCGCGGGACGGGTCAAACTCGACCATCGCCAGCTTGCCGCTCAGCAGCTCAAAGTGGCCGTGAACGTCGCCACATGCGAAGTCACGGCCAGCGGTATTGCGGGCAAAACGTTGGATGATCACGCTCCCACCTTGCGCTTGCCGCGCTCCAGGTAGTTGACGCTTAGCCAGTGCATCAGCACGGCGCCGGTGACGGTAGCAGTCACGTAGATCAGGCCTATCCCAGTGATCTCCGCAAGCGGCATACCTGGCTTGGCGACCATGCCGATCAGGATGAATTGGCTGATGAACCAGACGCCATTGCTGATGACGGACGCAATGGCGTGGTAGCCATAACTTCCGCTATTGCGCGCGCGGCTCACTAGCGTGAACGCGGCCGTCTGGACCACTAGCAGCAGGAACCACAGAATGGTGCTCATGCCGCCTCCGCCTCTTCAATGCCATCGGCGTATATTTCGCAGGACTCGCCGCATCCACCGCCTGGAATATCCAGCGCTGACGGGGGTTGAACTGGCACATTTTTGTCGCGGAACGAATCGAATGGATGCTGGGCCAGGTCGAACAGATCATCGACGGTCATGTAGTTGCGAAAAAATGTACGCGGACCAGTGCCAGATCCGGCATGTGCGTACTGCGCCTCCATGCGGCGGGGAAAGTCGAATGCTTCCGGGCACTCCTTTACGAGTGTCAAGTGCTTGCGCAGGCTTTTCTTCCAGCACCATCGGCAATTTCCAAAGTGCTCCGGTATTCCCAGGTCAAACGGCTGCGTCCGCCACCAAGCCAGGACGTCGTCTTTCGTAATCCCATCGGCGATAAGCGGATAAATGAAACGCTTCTCACTAGCCATCGAATCCATGCGGTCAAATTCGTCCGCGCGGATGCCGATAGCAGTGTCGTACGTTCCCGGCCCCCATCCGATCGAGCGCAGATAGCTCGTGATAGCCCTGAGCTTCAATTCACGCGTGCATGCGCCAGGAAAGCCCTTGTTTGGTATCCCGTATTTCGCGATGACGGACTCAAAGACGGCGCCGCTCCTATCGGCGGTGTCGAAGCTCACGACTTTGTGCGTAGTCCCGTTCCCGCGACCGGGGTTGACGACTGCCTCAAGCCATACGATGCCGATGCCCCACTCACAATCAATCTTGTGAACGAATTCAAGTGTCCGTTCATCCTCTTGAGAGGTATTGGCGAACGTCACGACGACGTTTGTATCGCGGGTTTTATCGATGAGTCTGCGCAGCATGAGGCCAGATGTTCGACCACCGCTGAAACTGATCACGAGTCGGCGATCATCAACGGCCGCCTTAGTGCTGGATGGTTTCGTCACCTGGAGCCCCCTTTATGCTCGATAGGGGGCTGATTCTGGTGTCACGACTTTTGTTCCTGGGTGGCCGCCTTCATTGCGTTGCGGACATGTTCCGCATCATTTGCCATGTACCGGCGGTGACCCGGATAGACCTCGCCATACAGGGCGCCGACGATGAGGGGGTAGACCCAGCTCTGCAGGTATGGCGCCATCGTCAGTTCATTGAACGGCGGCGAGCGGTCTGGAATACGGATCGAGCTACCGATCGTTGAGCGCAATGCGACGGCGATCTCTTCCGAGGCACGAAAGCCTGGGTGATCCGGAATGAGGTGCGACGCGATCAGCAGCAGGCAGTCGCGCTGGTACTGAGTCAGGTTCGGACGCTCGGCGCGACCATCCCGCCAGTTCCAGCCAGTTTTCTGGATGCCGTCGATCTCGGGCGTCTTGCCGAACGGCAGGACCGCCCTGCACTGCGGACAAACGCCATAGGGCGTAGGCTGACCTGGCTCAAGCGCGCGCACGTGCTCGGCTTCGAGCGCGGTGATTTCGTAGTGGTGACCGGTCCAGTCACAGGAAACGCAGGCAATGATGCTCATATGGGGTCTCGGTGGTGATAGACGGCCATCCGTGGCCGGGTTAATTAAGCGGCATGAGCCATCTGCTCGATCGGCACCAGCACGCAGCGCGTAAGCGCGGTCTCTTTGGCGCCGTTCCATTCGTCGTGCTCTTTGACCGTGCCGGTCAGCAGCGCCTGCTCGCCGACCTTGAGGCCCGAGCCATGCGAGGTGATCCACTTGATGAGGTTGCCCCGCGCATCAGCGAACTTGATCAGGACGCGGTCGCCCCATTCATTGCTGCCGATAACGCGCTGGTCTTTCAGCGTCACAAGCATGTTGCGTAGGCGCTCTTTCACGGCTCCCACGTGCTGCGACAGGGCTCCGGCATTGGCATCGCCCTCGCGCTTCGCCTTGAGCTCCATGGCGCGGTTGTAGGCGGCGATCGCGCTGATGATCAAGGGGATGCGCTTTTCTTCGTAGATGTCATCGCCCATGCACAGTGTTTTGAGGTTGTGCTCGTACTCCGATCGCGCACCCATCGTCTCGCGCACCCACTTGATGACGGTCTCGGCTGTGGCGTAGTCGTCCGGCGTCATCGAGTCCAGGATGCGCTGCTTGAACGCCTGCTCTTTGCCGGTCAAGCGTGAGGCGAACAGGACAAAGCCGACATGGTCGGCCGTCGATTCAGTACGCAGGTTCTCCGCCTGAGACTTGGAGCACCAGCCGAACAGGCGCACGCATACGGCGGCCAGCGACATGACGCCCGTGAGGCTGCCGCTCCAGGAGCCGCCACGGCAGTAGGACTCCTCGGATTCACGCGCCTCAGTCCAAAAGCCGAAGCGGTTCGCGATCGCGGTGGGATTGTCCATGCCCAGGTAGTCATGCAGGCAATTGCGGCCGATCTGGAGCTGCTGGCGCGTGTAGATGTCGCGCACGACGAACACCTCATTGCGCTTGCGGTCGGTTTTGCAGTGGTCGCAGTAGCCGTTCGAGTGACGGAAGCGCTCATCGAGATCCGTCACGCCAGGGATCGTGTCGACGATGTTTCCTGCCGGCGTCAGCTCGATGCGGGCGAGGAACTCGTGACTGCCGTAGCGCGGTGCGGAGCCGGTGATGATCAGGTCGGTGTAGCCGCACTCGACCTCGCGCTCGACGCCATCCCAGTCGGTGACCGTGTTCTTTACCATGCGGGAGTCACCGATGGTGACCGTGATGTCCGGGCATCCGTAGCGGTGAGCCTTGGCAGCCAGCTTCTTGAGAGCGGTCAGCGCCTCATGCATGCGCCAGGCCAGGACTCGAACGGTGTGGGTCTCGGTATTCATCGGCATTTCCCCCTGAGTGGAATTGATCGAATTTGATTACGTGATCGAATTTGAGCATGTATCGAATTTGATTACAAGCCCCTCATTGCGAGAGGCTTGCGTATGGCCGATCAGGCCGCGTGCGTGATGCGCGCTCGGGCGATCTCGACGTATTCAGGCGTCATGTCGATGCCGATGAACCGGAAGCCCTCGCGCATGGCGGCCTTGCCCGTGCTACCGCTGCCCATAAACGGGTCCATGATTACCCCCCCCCTGTGGAGTGACGAGGCGGCAGAGGTAGGCCATCAGGTTTGTTGGCTTGACCGTCGGGTGATGGTTGCCATTGCGAGCGGGCCAATCGGCATCCTCGCGATCGCGCATCGTTGCGTCGGTGCCGACGGCGGGAGCATCGCCGCCGCCTATGCCTTCGTTGCGATCGGTGCGCGAGGCCTTGGCGCAGTAGAAGAAGCGCGCGGCGCTGCCGGCGTCGAGACGGCGCATGCCTGGTTTCATCTTGAAGCCGACGGCACCATCGTTGGCACTGTCGGCGCTGGCTTCGCCTTCGCGGCGCATGCGGCCGTAGATGCCGTTGGTTTTCTCGCTTTGTGCATTGGAGCTCGCCACTGGCGCAAGCTGACCAGCAGCCTGTGGGAATGCGGCAAGCACTTCCTCGCTGCCGTCATGGATGACGTTGGCGGGCCAGCGGCCGACTGTGTCTGGCTTGTTTGCCGTTGCCGGGTCATAGTTGTCACCCAACCCAGTTTGCGAAGGTCGTCCGTTCGCCTGGGACTTGTAGTCGCCGTTTAGCTCGACGCGACACGCATCGATGTTCATGGCGCCGGTACCGTGTGCCAGGACATTGGCTGCAACAGTTCCCTTGAACGGCTTGCGCGCAACACAGATCGGCTCATGCGCTGGCTTGAGCGCGGTGCCCCAGCCTTGCCATTGGCGCGCTTCATCTGTCGCTGGTGCAAAATCCCAGTGCGAGTCCTCCACTTTCTGCGGGTCGTTCATCCATGGACGAGCGTAGCCGCCATCGGCGGCGCCAACTGTGCCGCCATCACGCAGTCCGGCGAGGTTGTCGCGCCCGACGAAATTCTCATGGCCTGGCTTGGGTGTCAGGCGCTCGGTGCGCACCGCGCCGGCTGCCTTGTCGATCGCCTTGCCGACATCCATCGACTTCGGAAACCCGCTGCCGTAGATCCACATGATCTGATCGCGCATCTCGAAGCCGGCGTCCTCGATCGCGCATGCCATGCGGTGATAGGTACGCGAACCGGAGAATGCGAGAAGG